CCCCTCAGCAGGCCTTCGTTCAGTTCCGGCCACTTTTCCAACGAGTGAATCGCACCCAGGATGTTCCACGCAGCGTGGCCCAGGTGGTCTTCGCTTCGGTCGCCGCCAAGAAACGCATAGAGATGCGCAATGCCGTGATTGAGCAAGTCAGTCACGGGCATGCCGTTTTCCCAGTTGCAGGCTCCGCGTTTCTTGGCGCCTTCCGCGTACGTGCGCGCCAGGGCACGCAACCCGATAGGACTGATGAGATCCCAGCGTTCTTGGTCGCGGTCTGAGGAGCGGACAGCGCCCGTGGAAAACTTGTGCGGAACATCGTCAGCCATCAGAAACAACCTCGCTCAAAACTTCCGGATTGAACAGAAAGTAGAACCGCGGTGAGTCTAGGCGCATAACTGTGCCGCGTTTGCCTGTTTCGCGGTGCACAACCGCGATGTAGGGCAGCGACACGTCGCCAAGTTCAAACACGGCGGACAGTTCGTCTTCGTTCCAGACTGTACCGTACGACGTTTCCAGTGCAGTCCGCGCTTCTCCCGCTTCCAGGCGCCCGTATTGGTTTTCGAGGATCGCAATGAGGGTTTCATTACATGCGGTAATGTAGACCTCAGTGGTCAGCGCCGGATTGGATTTATTCATTAGGGGGCGTTGGCTCCGGCGTAGACTTCAGCTGCTCCGTGCGCGCTGCAATCATGGTTGCCAACTCGGCCGCGTGGCGGTCGAACATCTGCAGCTGCATGACCATGTCTTTGTACGCGTCGTTCGAAAAAGCGATCAGCCGTTTGAGCAGCAACAGCAGACTGGCAACAAACGGCGGTTTTGGGTCGCGCAGCTGAAGCAGGCCGTTGGGCGTTCCTTCGGGTTGCACTGTCCACAGCGGAATGATAGCGATGCCGTGCAACTCAGGAATGGCCGCGAGAGCGCCTTCGCTGAACTCGGTGGCCCGTTTGAACAGCTCGGCGTCATACGGCAGGCGGGTTGGTTGAGTTTCAATGGGGTCCAAAGTCGACTCCTTCGCGAGGGGGTGAATGCCGCAAGCGCGGCGGTAAGAGGCTGTCTAACACATGCACAAGCCGCGTAGCAGCCAGTGCGTACACCAAAATGTGCACGATGAACCCCAGCGTAGCGCTGAGGTAAGAGCTTGCCAAGAGCATGACCAGGAGCCAAAAAGGCACGTGGTAGGACTGACAGAACGCGCAGCTTAATAGCTCCAAAATGCGGCCCTTGACCGTTTCGGGGTCAGTGACGTCTTGGGTTGCTTGCAGCCGCGCGCGCCAGGTGGCAAAGATGCTGCCCTTGTTCCAGGCGTCGAGGACGGCGCCCGCGGCAAGGACAACGGCAAAAAAGTCAAAGAGAGGAAACATGCGACCTCATGGGCGAGGTGGTTTTGTGTCTGCGCGGCGCATTGCGTTCGTTATGCGGAGCACGACGTAGGCGGCAAACACTGCGCAGAGCACGTCAGCGAATGTACCGATGTTGGCAAAATAGCCAAAAACAGCGACGATCACCAAACCGCCGCCAATCTTGAGAAAGAGACCTTCGTAATCGTACGGTTGGCTCACGGGGCTGTGGTGTCTCCATGCGGCCAGACATGCGTCAAGCCGTCCTTGGGGTTACAGTTTTCATTAAGCAGCGCGGGAAGTGGTAACGGCGCTTCCAGTTTGAGGGCGTGCACCGCGTTGTCTGGCAGATAAATCTGCGGGCCTGGACCGCGCAAAGTCTGGCGCAAGTCGGGCTGACGGCGTTCTTGGTACAGTTTCGCGTTGTGTCCAATGGCGGCCATGTGCGTCTCCTAAAAAACCCAATCGAGCCACCGTTGAGTATACTCGTTTGGGCTTTGCTGCCGTCATAATGCGGAATCACACGTTCTTGAACAGGGCTTTAAAGAGCGTGGCCGCGCAACGAAACAGCTCGTAGACAGCCTGCCCGGCGTAACCCATGACGTCATGGATTCCGTCTTCGAACCATTGCAGTTCGCCGACGGGTTGCCGGTTGGATTGTCGACGCCGATTTGGACGCTTGCACATATGGCACCATTGAGTAATGCGCCGGTAATAGACCCGCGCGAATCTGAAACGAACATCAAACCAACCATCAAGAACGCCAACATCCGGGCGATGCTGGAGGATTTGGCGCAAGTTGATATCAATCGGCGCGAAGAGGTCGAATCGCGGTCTGCTATTTTGCAGCAGCTTGCGGCTCAAAAAGCCTTTCCGTCACTTGCGCCGTTGTTACCGCTTGTTTTGAATCTGAACGGCCGCCCGTATGACCTCGGGGACCATTACTGCTTTTCGCCGCTGTTCCGTTTGCTCATGTCCAAGAATCTGGTGCTCAAAACAGGGCGCCAGGTTTCAAAGAGCACGTCGCTTGCATCGCACGGCGTGGTGCTTTCCAACTGCCTGCCGTTCTTCAAGACGCTGTACGTCACACCGCTGTACGAGCAGATCCGGCGTTTCTCGAACAACTACGTGCGCCGTTTTATCGACGAGTCCCCGGTCAAAGCGCTCTGGACCGGGACGGACACCGAGAACAACGTGTTGCAACGTAGCTTTAAGAACAAGAGCGTCATGCTGTTTTCGTTCGCGCTGCTTGACGCTGACCGCGTCCGTGGCGTGTCGAGCGACCAAGTTTCTTTGGACGAGATTCAGGACTTGGACCCGGACCACATTCCGATCATCCAGGAAACGATGTCGTATTCACGGTACGCGCTGACACGAATGGCCGGAACGCCGAAGTCGCTGGACAATCCGTTAGAGGGCGCGTATCGCCGAAGTTCTGCGGCCGAGTGGTTTATCCCGTGCAGCTCGTGCAAGCACTGGAACATTCCGTCGATTGAACATGATCTCGACAAGATGATCGGGCCGTACAACATTCACATCAGCGAGAAGTACCCCGGCACAGTTTGCGCGAAGTGCCAGAAACCAATCAACCCGCGGCACGGTCGTTGGGTCCACCGAAATCCAGACAGGCGGTGGGTTTTTGCCGGGTATCACGTGCCGCAGATTCTGTTGCCGCTGCACTTCGCTGATCCTGAAAAGTGGTCGACGCTCCTGATGAAGCGCGAAGGCTGGGGCAACATGACCCAGGCCCAGTTCTACAACGAGGTGATGGGCGAATCCATCGACGCCGGGCAGAAGCTGATCTCGGAAACAGACCTGCGTAAATCTTGCGTGCTGCCGTGGAAGAACAAGAAAGAACCGGACCCGGCGTGCCTTGAGAACATCGACGAGTACAAGCACCGTATGCTGGCTGTCGACTGGGGTGGCGGCGGCGAGACGGGGATTTCGTTTACCGTGCTGGCTGTGCTTGGATTCCGCCCCACGGGCCTGATCGACGTGCTGTGGGCCAAGAAGCTGCTCATTGGCGGCGATCACTTGGCTGAAGCGCGCGAGTGCATGAAGTACAGCCAGCTGTTCAAGTGCGATCTTCTGGCGCATGACTACACCGGCGCCGGAACCGTGCGCGAGACGGTTATGGTGCAGGCAGGCGCGAATCTGGATCGCGTTATGGCCATGCGACTGGTCCGGTCGGCGGCGCAGGACTTTATCCTGTTTAAGCCGCCGACGCCGTTCAATCACCGCGCGCATTACAGCTTGGACAAAACCCGGTCGTTGCTTTACACCTGCCAAGCAATCAAACTTGGGCAGGTGCGGTTTTTCGAGTACGACTGGGAGAGCTTGGAGCAGCCGGGGTTGATCGCTGACTTCTTGGCCCTGACGGAAAACAAGACCGAGAGCCGTAGCGGTGGCGACATCTACACCATCACCCGCAACACGCTGCTGTCAGACGACTTTGCGCAAGCTGTGAATATCGGGTGCGCCGCGCTCTGGCACGTCAACGACGCGGTCCCCAACTTCGCAGAGCTGGCTGGAGTCGCGAGGTTGAGTGCCAAAGCGGAGGCGGCCGAATCGCCCGAAGATTGGCGCGATGACGACATGACCAGTCGGTTCTTGTACGGGCCATAGATATCAATCCAGGCTCACCACCCCCAGTAGCTGTCGATGTACTTGCGTACCTTGCGCATCTCACTGGTCGGGCAGGCGTTGATGAGCTGCACAACCTCGGTTGCCGCGGCGTGAAGCGCCCCGGCCGCTTTCTTGCAATTCATGCTGCTGGCGTAAAGCTCCCAGCCATCAGGTGTCGTTGGCACGGCGACTTCTTCGTCGTCATTGACGAGCTTTTCAAGAATGCTGGCGAAGATGTTGCGCGGCTCAGTGTCGTTTGCGCCGAACGCGCTGTACTTATCCTGGGCCTTCACGAACTTCTCGATAGCCGTTTTGACGCTTTCGTAGTTGCTAACGATGGTAGTCACTGTGCTTGCGTCTCCAGTCGCGCGCCTGCCAGCGCAGCATCGTAGGCGGCTCGTGCGCGAATACGATCTACCGCCGCTGCGCGAAGCGACGCAAGGTGCAGCGCGTAGCTAGCGTCGCTGTTCACGTTCGCCTCGGCCGAACTGAACGAGTGCGGCTTGCCGGTCATCGGGTTATCGCCAGACTGCATGATGCGCGAGATTGCTTCCATCTTGATAGTGTGCCGGTTGTCTTCGAGCGTCATCTCGGCTCTAACGGCAGTAGCAAGCTCGTCACCACACATGAGAATATGAGCTGGATGGTCCACGGAGTTGTTCCTTAAAAAGGGGAAAAGAAAACCAACCGACTCAGCCGACGCTTTCGGCTTCTTCGGGGATCGGGCCGTTGATGTCTACTAGAAGCGCCTTAAGCGGTTCCAGATGTGTCCACCCAGTCGTGACTTCGTGTTTGCCCGTTTTGCCGCTGCTCTCGCTATACACCCCGACAAGGGTGAAATTCATAAGCCTTTCGCACAGCGTCTCGCCGGTAATCTCGTAATGCGAAAACGCGCTGCTGGGATTGCTGTTTGGAACGCTGAGATGATATTCGCTGTCCATTGTTACTCCTTCAGTTCTTCAGGTACTGCACGAGCCAGATGATGCCCGTCACGAGAGCGCCGAGCGCGCTGATGTTGGCTACGACGCCGAAAAACACATGCAGCCCAACGTAGATTAGCGGGTTGCCGTCTCTGTTCATCGACATCATCATGCCGATCATGTTGAGTCCGATGATAACCAGCGAGACTACAAATGCGATACAGAACCAAAGAAACAACTGTCCGACGTCCATACTTCCTCCTGAGTTGAGCTGTTCAATATCCGTCGCCCCACGGCCGTTGTTCCTGGCGCGTGGGCGTTCGACGGGGAAACTTTTCTGGGTGACACACCTGACAACGCGCACGACCGCACCCGCCGCATCTCGCAGCCTTGCGATAACGACCCACGGGATCCGGCTTTGAGTAAACGATCAGCGGCCTACCGGGCGGAAAGCTGCCGGTGAAAACGTCCATAGCAGCATTGATGGTTTTGCGCATCCTGACGCGCTTCTCTGCGATATGCCGTTCTTCGTGGTAACGTTTCATGTTTTATCCGTTGTTTTTATGGGCACTTTCGCTGTTTCTGCGCCTTCTCTGTTTAACCGGGGACGGCACAGCCAAATGTAAAACAACTCGGCGTAATGAATGTCGGCAAGATCTAAAGGGAGCACACTGACGGCATGAACTTCGCGCGCTACATGATGCCCAGACAGCCTGCTTCCGATGTTTTTTGATTTGCCGACGTAAACACACACACGGTTTGTATCCCATATAAAATACACGCCAGGGCATTCCTGGTATTTTACGCACGCTTCTGGTAACGGCATTACGGTTGTTGGAACTGGCGGCATGTCTGCTGGGCGCGCAAAAGCTGTTCCAGGGCAACGTGCGCGGAGCCATTTGCGTGACCGTTTAAGCGATTGCAATTTTTGACTTGCGGCGCGAATATCGGATTGAATTTTTATGAGCGTATCGCGCGCTTCATCAATCACTTTTCGCTTAATTCCATATTCGGTATCGTTTATTTCAAGCGCGTAGTCGATCATGTCATATAGGCCGTCGAGATACGTGCGCGGTACACCTAGATAGTTCAATATATCTACAATACCTTTCAACCTGCAGCCAGGTTTGTTGACTCCGTCGGCGACCACAAGTGTGTACCTCTCGCCACGTTCTGTTTCGCGTTCAAGCGTTCCGCGGCGTGTAGTATGCTGTTTGGTATCGACGTCAAAGTCCCAAAACTCAATATCAATTCGCCTGTATGAGCCCGATTTCGAAAACCCGACAGGCGTCCATGGCGCGCGATATTCGTACTGCTCGTACATTTGCGCAGCAATCGCGCACAATCCGCGGACTAGATTGTTGGCTATACAAAATTCAATTTCTGCAAAATACATCTCTGATTTTGAGCGCCAGCTTGCGTACAGCGTGGAGTTTGTGTGTCGGCGTAGTGCTTGCGCTTCTTCTTCGTACGTTAAAAGACGGCCAGTCAACGCCGGGTCACGAAACACGCGTAAATCTTCTGCAATACGCTCCAGCAATAACGGCTCAACTTGCTCAACGTTTTCTGACATATGTCAACTGCAAAAGTGGCGATACAACGTTGTCGCGTCGACCATATCGTCGCGGTGTTGCATATTATGCGCGCGTTGTTGCGCGCTACGGCTTACACAAAATCACTGTCTTGCAGCCGCATTGCTGCGCCAGCCGAATGACGTCCGGCGCGTACACAGAAACCAGCTTGTTGCGATCCAGTACGCCCGCGGAGATCAACGCCTGCAGTCCAAGCCGCGCGAGCCCGTGACGGCGGCACTCTGGGTAAGTGAAACACTCAACCGTTTGTGCCGTGACGGGCTCGCCCTTGAACTTCTCAGGCCATGGCCGTGTGCCAACCCAGCTGACGAACATACCGTTGTGCCACACCATTGCCAGACACATCTCGGGATGCGGCCCCGGTGTCGGCTTGATATAGCGCTTGTGCAGCTCTTTGCGAATCGAGCTAAGGCTGGCTGAGGCGGCCTTCGACAGCTCGTTGTAGATCGTGGTTACCTCGGTCGGTGACAGCGCATTGATATCTTTGATGCGGATCTCGAAGTTCATGGGCGCCTCCTTGCGTTAGTGTTATTTTAACGCAAGGCGACGGCACATTACTCGTTCAAC